GGAAGTTTACCTTGTTACGGTAACCGGTAACAAGCTGGCCTCCTAGAAGCCTGACCTGAGCGTGGTTGAATATGGCGATGGCAAGCCTGTATATAAGCTCAGATGCCCACATGTTACAAGTGGAAGATCACTAGTTGAGGTTACTCCTAGTTGATGCGCATGTAATTCTCCTACTTTAAGTAGGCATTCCTGTCTATAATCAATATTGGAAACCTAGTAAGTCGGTAGAACAAGTTGCCAACAATTGGGTTAGTTGTGTTGGTCCTAAAAAGTTATAAGACGTCAAATGGGGGTGGTTCAACGCTCTCGACGCAAACCTCTGTAGCAGTAACCAACTGATTTCAAGTTGTGCAACCTCTATTCCTATGTCCTTCTTTGGACATTGTCGATCCGCCATTTTGTTTCCAGGGCAGATATCCCAATGCTAAACCTTAACATAAATAATAATTTTAGAGAATTGCGTCAGCCTTTACTCGAACCTGAAGTGGAAATGGAAGAAATTCCAAATGCCGCTGCAGGTCAGCAACAAGTTAATGTTGCTCCTCATGGGTTACCACGCCCAGCCCGAGGCCCTATTCGTAACCATATCCGATATAGAGAATTATTTAATAATCTATTTCGTTTTCGTCCTTTTGTTGGTCAAGGTGTGCGCCTGAATGATTTCAGACCGCAACCTGTAGTTGATATTATTAATAATGACGACGAAATTGTGCGAATTCCAGTTGATAATGGTCGTTGTAGGCATGACCACCTCGGTATGTGTCCTCATTGTGAAGAGGATTACAAGAATGAATTGTATAATGGATTTTTTAGAGAAGATGATGATGGAAATCAAATTCGAGAACCCTATAATGTTCCCAGGCCTAATATGAATGAACCTATTTATCACCGTGTTCGTGGTGTTAATGGAGGCTTCTTATTAGATAATTTTGAGAATAGAACTGTCTTAGTTTCCACAAAAAATTTTCGAGTTCCTTACACTATTTTTTATGGTATCGAACAAGGAAATCTTTGTGATGAATGGTTTAAATACCAACCAGGTCTGTTTTATGGATTATTTTTTAAAGAGGTTGAATTGGTAAGTTCAGTTGTGTCTGAATTGAAGGCTTTTTGGTTAACAAAGAGCTATGATAAAGAACAATTAAATTATAAGGATTCCGTCCATTATTGTCGCCATCTTTTGCGTGATGCTTACTTAGATGAGAAACTTTTTTATGATACTATGCATTATGCCCCTCTTCTGGCTTATTATGAAGCTTATTCAGAACAGAAATCCACTCGTTCCATAGTCACTGAAAATTTCATTAGCAGAAATTATTTACCATTTTTATTTTATTTTTTTGCTATATTTCATTGGTTATGCATGGGTGGTGTTTTGGAATTTTATACTCCAACTTTGTTCTGTGTACTATTTTATATTGCTATCAATTGTGGATTTGGTGGAAATCTATTAAATCATTATTTTGTCACACATTTTGCCATTCAGTTTTTATTCATGTTAATCTCTATTTTAACTAAATTATTTTCATATTTTTTATTAATTCATTACTTTTATTTATTTTCTTATTCATTTGAACTTGCTATGGCAGTAACTTTCATATTTTCTTATATTATTATGGGTCTTCTTCATTCACCCACTTTTCTTGTGGTAGATAACCATGTACGCAATGACAACGATGGTAATCCGTTTTTAGTTCTTGGCTGGCACCAAATACGATCGGTTTTATCCTTGTCTGTTGTTATTGTAGGCCTAATGATGGTCTTTATATACCTCTGGTTATCTTATTTTTATTCATATCCTTTGGTATGGTTAATTAATTATCTATACCCAATTCTAAATCGTTGGATGACCCGTTTTTCTGTTAATCGGCGGGTTGTGTTTATTCCGCCCTTATTATAAATGTCTTGTACATTTATTAGTAAATGGCGTCCCAACATTAGAATTCTTTATAATTCCCCTATTATTAATAAGCCCCAAAAGCAGGGGGCTGTTCTAGGACCTACACCTGCTTTCAATAAATTTAATAAGTTTTGTGATTTTGATAAAGAGCGCGGGAAAGCTATTATTGCTTATCATTCCAATTCTTATTTGCCCATTGTCTTTAATGACAATGTTCATAATGAATTTCAAGCCATGAAATCGCGTGTAACAGTTCGAACACCTGAAGTTAATGAAGAATTTATTTCTGATTTAGCAGATGATGTTTTGGATCGTAAACATTTTTCACAGTTATTTCCTAACATGCGTTATGTTAAAACACAAGAAATCGTGGCCCCTCAATTCTCTCAACGCTACCCCGATTTAAAACCAGAACAGGCCGCCTATTTGTGTTGTTCCAATGCCCAAGGTGGAGTAAAAAAGAAACTCTACAATACTTTCAAAAAATTGAATGCTAATGGAATAACAGAAGATAGTTACCTAGCTCATGATTTTTGTAGGCGTGCTACTTACCGAAGTAGTTTTTTAAAAATTGAAAATCTTTTGTACCGTAGTCCGATTGGACAAAAAATAAAAGCTCCCCGTTTTATAAGCGGTGCTCAGGCTGAATTTATTTGTTTGGTTGGCCCTTGGATGATGGCTTTTCAAAATCGATTAAAGAAATCATGGGATAGAAATCATTTTATTACTTTTTGTAGTGGTTTATCAGCAGAACAAGTTGGTAAAAGCTGTGAACAACAGTCTAATAAACATTGTTTTGAAGATGACATTGGACTTTTTGATGTCAGTGTTGGTCGATCACTACTGAAATTGGAATGGAAGATCTTCCGTAGGTGCGGTGCTCCTCGTGGAGTATTAAAATTAATCAAGTATAATATAGATACTCGTGGGGCTACCAAGCATGGTTTTCGTTACCGTGTCCCTGGTATGCGCAAGTCTGGTGATCCATACACTTCATGTGGCAATTCCATGTTAAATGGATTGCTGCATTATTATATATATAAGACTCAACATCTTCTTACTACTAGTCAAGTTTTACGGGAATTATATATGTTGGTGTGTGGTGATGATAATCTCGGGTTTTCCACTCGGATTACAGATTGGGTGCCTAATATGCTTCGTGCTGGATTTGAAAGCGAAGCCAAATACCATACATCTATGTTTGATGCTGAATTTTGTTCCAGCCGCCTGTATCCTACCAATCATGGTTTGGTTATGGGCCCTAAGCCTGGCAAAGTCTTGGCCAAAATAGGTGTTTTTGCCGATCCCCCTGAAAAAGCCAACCCAAAAGGGTTATTAAAAGGTGTTGCACTAGGGCTTTATAATCAGTGTAGTTTTATTCCTCCTATTCGAGTTTATTTAGATAAAATACTAGAATACACTGATAGTGAAACACCAATTTATTATCGTAAAGATGATGAATGGCAATTTCGGGCGGGTCGTGTTCACGAACCAGTTAGTGAGACTTGGGCCAATTTGGATAAATATTATGGTTATTCCAAATTCGACAACGATCACTTAGTTCGTAATCTACCATGTGAACCTTGTCATGTTGAACTGCCATATTTAAATAGAATGTTTGACATAGACACATCAGCTCCTAAAGTTTATTATTCAACGGGAGAACCACGTGGTGTATTTATTTATTAATTGGGTTACTGCACCCTAGAAAGCAGCGTCCAGCAACTGGGCCTAACGGTATAGGTTGCTATATGGATTGGGTTACTGCACCCTACAAAGCAGCGTCCAGCAACTGGGCCTAACGATATAGGTTGCTATATGGAGATGGCTTTCTCTACGATTGTAGTTGAAATTACCTAACGTATCGCAGTAAATGATGGTTGCCTTCGGAAAATGTTGATAGAAGACCAACTAGTACTATGTACTAATTGTGACTGTCAACAGAAATTCTGATTATAAGGTTGATGGGGTAGTTTGACAAACAAACCATATTTAACGCTTTGTATGGATCATTACCCTAAAAGTTAGACAACACAAGTTGTGGCGTAGTTCACCAGTCGTTTGAACTCAAGCTGTGGTATCAGTCCTAGTAAATTGCCCTGTTTACTAGCTTCTCAGTTTTTCAAATACTTAATCCTCAGGTGAGTTTGTGATTTTAGGATTGCAAATTAGCTCTTTGGTGCTTGAAAATTGGTTGCACAATCAACTAGTAAAGTTTGTATTTGTTTTCTGAATGATTTGTCATTTGGTGCAACAACTCAAATTTCAACCATTTAAAAGTTTGCCCGAATATGTACATCCTGATTTGATTCTCCCTAGGTATATTTATCTATTGTGTAAAGCGCGACGTGTGTCAATGATAGTTTATACTGATGGTAGTTACAAATTCTGCATTTACCTCTATTCCCACTACTCCCTGGAGTGGTCGTCATATGGGCCATGGTAACAAGACCAGTCTTGGAATTTGTTTTAATCTGGCAATGCATACATGAGTACAAAATCAAATAAAAATAAATCTAATTCAAAATCTGTAACCGTTGTTGTTGAAAATAAGAAAACCCGCCGCCAGCGTCGTCAACAACAAAACCTAACTCCTAAAGCACCCCCCATGCCTCGCATGGGAACATCCACTATTCGTGGTCAAGGTGATTACAACATCAAATCTAAAAATTTTGGTGGCGCCTTTTCACAGTTTGCGGGCCAAGGCGTAACTGAATTGTTAGGTAATATATTTGGTAAGGGCGATTATTCGCTACATAAAAAAGGTGGAGATATGCGTTCCATAGACAATTTCATTAACGGTCGTCCCGCCGTTAATTTTGGAGTTGCTAGTGGTGGCAAATCTTGTCGTTTTACTAATGATGAGTATATTTGTGATATCACCGCAACCACAGGAACCCAAAATAACGCCTTTTATATAAATCCTGGTAATAGCTTATTATTTCCAATTTTATCCTATATTGCATCCAGGTTTTCCAAATATATTTTTCACAAGCTAGTCTTCGAGGTTAGATCACTAGCTCTTGACGCTTCAACCAGTTTATCAGCTGGAAAGGTTGTTATCGTCACTAATTATGATCCAGCTGCAGGAAATTTCCCCACCGTATTGGCTGCAGAATCCTATCAGGGTTCTGTTACTGAAAAACCTAATGTGTCTATGCTACACGGTGTTGAATGTGCCAACCGATTTCGCAACGGCCCCTTGTTTGTTACTGCAAACAATAATGGATCCACTTTTACTAATGCCGATTATCAATTACATTTTATGGGGCTACTTAATGTTTTCAACACTGGACAACCATCTAGTACTGGAACTATTGCTGAAATTCGTGTACACTATGATGTTGAACTTTTTGATTTAAATATTGGTGCATCCTCTACTAATTCGCAAGGTGTTTGCCACTATACAGAAAGTCCATCCAATAGTGCTAGTGCCTCAAATTATTTTGGGTCATCTGGTGCTGTAGCACGTTCGGGATCTGATATTAGTTATAGTTCTTTATCTGGGAATATATTAACATTGTCTGTTGTGGGTAGGTATGCCATCTGTTGGGTGGTTGATGGTAGTGTTACAGCTAATAGTGTTTTAAGTTTGCCAGCTTCAAATATTACAGCCCTCAATATTTTTGACGGGGCTAATTGGGCAAAAGCCGCTGTTTCTAGTAGCGCATCCGTTAATCTTATCACTGTATCTGTGGCCACTGGTGGCATTGGTGCCTTGAATCAAATCACTTTGAGTGGCGCCACCGGTTTATTGAATGGTCATTCTGACATGTTTATATTTCCAATTCCTATAACGCTTGCACTTCCTGCTCCTCCAGGACAATCCACTGAACAATTACTTAGAGTAATCTCCAATTTGTCGAAACGTGTGGATGATCTTGTTGATTTTAAGGCACAGTCCTTATGTTTACCCACTGAAAATAAATCAGTGGAAGAAATTGTTACCAAACGTAAGATATTCAAAACCGATCCTGTTGTGACTCCAACTTTCGCACAATTTTTGTGTGATAAGCTTAATTCTGGTCAACTCAATGAACAATTGGATGAAACCAATTTCATGGAGATTTTGAAAAAACAATATGATCGTGAATATTTTGTCGTGGTTGAGTAATAATCTACATGCTGGCTGTATTTGTGTAATCCAACATGTTTAATACCGTTACATAAGTAACACATCCATTATTGGACGGATTCCTTATTTGATCTAAACTTTGCGAGTTTGGAAGTGGTTGTGTTTGTGACCAACTACTACAATTGCTAACCTAACCTTCAGGTCTGGAAGGTAACGGTGTGTTTTATCACCATCCATGAAAATCCTACATGGATTATTGGGCACGGATTTAAACGTGTAATAAAACTCAGGGGCG